CTTGTTCCGGAGGCAGCTGCGGCGATCAAGGCGCTGGACGCGCCGAAGAACCGCAGCGATAAGCGCCGGAAGGTGAACCGGTATTATTTCCGGCTGACGGACGAGCAGGCTAAGAAGTTGGACAGGCTTCTGAAAAAGCTGGGCTATTCCACGGTGCAGAGCTTCTGTGAAGCGCTGATCCGCCAGGAGGTGAGCCGGAATGGCGTATGACGGCGAAAACCTGTACTTGAGCATTCCAGAGCCGGAGTACGAGCCGGAGTACGAGCCGGACGAGCCGGAGGACGAAGATCGTTATTTGTTCCCGCCGCTGTGGCTGGTGGGAAAGATGAAACAGGAGGAAGGATAAAATGGCAATCAAGAAACCCGCTGAACTCGATTTCAGCAACAAGAAATTCATGTGCATCATTTCCGGACAGCCCGGCCTTGGCAAGACAACGCTGGCGCTTTCCGCACCGAAGCCGTTTCTGTTCGACACGGACAACGGCATTGCCCGCGTCAGGCCGGAGCAGCGCGGCGTGACCTCTGTTGTGGAATCCTACGAAGAAATGCTTGGCGATATGGACTCCGAAGAATACAAGGCGGCTGAGTCCGTCGTGATCGACACCGGCGGTATGCTGGTACAGCTGATGAAGGACTGGGCAAAGAAGCAGGACAGCAAAGCTGCAAAGGATGGCCGTGCAATGTATGGCGTGATCAAATCCGAGTTCGACCGGCTGTGTTACCAGATCCGCGCAAAAGACCGGAAGCATTTGATCGTGGTGTTCCACACGACGGAACAGCAGAAGGGAGACACCATCCAGACGCGCCTTTCCTGCGAGGGCAGCGCGAAGGATATTGTTTGGACGCCTGCCGATTTTGGTGGCTATATGTTCATGATGGGCAACAAGCGCATGATCGGCTTTACACCGACAGACGAATACTTTGCAAAAGGCTGCTTCGGTGTGCGCGGCGTGATGCAACTGCCGGAACTCAAGCCCGGCCAGAAGTCCACGTTCCTAACAGATCTGTTCCGTAAGGCGCAGGAGGATATCAATGCGCAGGCCGCAATCTACAGCGGTGAGAAAACCGCATATGACGTGGCGATGCAGGAAGGCCGCGCGTTTATTGCCCTTGTCGGCGACCCAAAAACGGCGCTGAGAGCCCGCAAAGAGCTGGCAAAGCTCCAACACTCGCTGACCAGCGCCGCAGAGCTTGGCGCAGAGTTCAAGCGCAAGTGCAAGGAACTCGGCCTGAAATACGATAAGGAGAAAAACGCCTATGTACTGGCTGACACAAAGCCTGCTGAGCAGCTGGAAGCACTTTCTTGATGCGGATGATGCGTATGCAGACGCGGCGCTGTCCTCCTTCCTCTCCACGCTTCGGCGTGAAGAGAGGGAGACGACACCAGCTATGCAGGCGGGCATTGATTTCGAAGCGGCGATTAACAGCACGGTTGCTGGCGTACCAATTGAGCCTGTCAGTGAGAAATACGACCGGGCTGTAGCAAAGTTTTCCCGCATTTGTGCGGGCGGTCAGCCGCAAGTGCCGGTCGCCGGGAAGCTACACGTATCGGGCTTGGATTTCCAGTTATACGGCGTCTGCGACTACGTAAAGGCCGGAATCATCTACGATATCAAGCGCGTGCAGCGGTACGAATACGGCAAGTATCTGCACAGCCCGCAGCATCCGATGTATCTGCATCTGCTGCCCGGCGCGTCAAAATTTACATACCTGATCTTCGACGGCGCGAACACTTACGCGGAGACGTACCGGCGCGGCGATTTCGCGCCTATCGAAGATACGATTTCATGCTTTATCAATTGGCTTTTGGCAAACGGTTATATCAACGATTATTTTACACATTGGGAAATGAACACTGAAAGGATGGACAAAGTAGATGGGATTTAAGGCAGTAAAGAATAATGGCGGCCTGATGAAGGCTGGCGACTATGAGTGCTATTTGAAATCGTGCGGCTACAGCGTAACGAAGAACGGAAACGAATGCATCAAGTTCGATTTCGTTGTCCGTGAGGACGTCGAGCAGGAATACCAGAAGAAGCACATCTTCAAGAACTTCTGGCCCGACCGTGATACCGGCGAATATGACGCAGACAAGATCGGGAAATATGCAAATGCGCTTGGCATTGAGCCGGGCACAGATTTTGAACTTGACGATCTGATAGGCCGCAACTGCATTTTGCACATGGAGCCGTTTGAGGGCAATGACGGTGTGACGCGCGACTGTATCCGGTATCTCAAGCCCAGCAAGGCCGAATCTTTTGTAACGCCTGCACCGGCCAGCGCAGAGGAGTTCAAACAGCTTGACGAAAGCGACGACGACCTGCCGTTCTGAGGGCTGAAATATGCCGAACAGAATTATTCGGGAAAGCATCTGCACAAGCGATAGCGTCGACAAACTCTCGTGGTTTGAAGAAGTTCTGTTTTATCGGCTCATTGTAAACTGTGATGATTTCGGACGCTTTGACGGGAGAGCGGCGGTCGTGAAAACCCGCCTCTTCCCGCTGAAAGAAAACCTCACGCTCAAAACTGTAGAAAATGCTCTTCATGGGCTGGCGAGTGCTGGATTGGTTGCTCTGTATGTGTTTGAGGGCAAGCGCTTCCTTTACCTACCAACATGGGGCAAGTATCAGACGCAGCGTGCGAAGGTAAGCAAATTCCCGTCACCTGATGAAGGGAAACAAGCGGATGAAATCATTTGCAAGCAAATGCGTGCAGATGTTCCCGTATTCGAGAATCGAGAATCGAGAATCGAATTCGCTATTCGAGATGCGGAAGATAGCGCGGAGCCGCAAGCGGCATCCACGCCGCCAGCAATCTCTCTGCCGCTGAATGATGGAACGGAATATTCCGTTTCCGTGGAGCAATGCCAGGAATGGGCGGGCTTGTACCCTGCTGTCGACGTGATACAGCAGCTGCGGAACATGAGGGGCTGGTTGGACGCAAATCCGGCCAAGCGGAAGACAAAACGCGGGATTAACGCATTTATCGTCCGCTGGCTGGCAAAAGAACAGGACAAAGGCGGAACACAGCCTGCACAGTACAGCCGCGCTGCAAAGCTCGGCTACGGCGTGCAGGGGCACCATGACGAGCTGAACCCGTTAGAGCGTGCAGCTGTGGACAGGGTGATGGGGCCGGTGTCAAAGGGAGCTGCCCGATTGCAGCAAGGCGTGCAGCGCCACGGGGACGAACTTGATGCGTTCCAGCTGGAGGCGGTCGAGCGAATGCTTGCGGAAAACAAGGAGGATAAGACATGAGATTTGTTTGCGATTGCTGCCACGATCTGACGAACATCGAGGCAGACCGGATGGAAATCCAGGGCGACAAGCTGATGGTCTACAGCCGCGGGCGGTTGGTATATGTGGCGGATCTCGGCCAGATCATGCTGGCGAAGTTGACGACAACGGGAAAGGAAACAAAATGCTGACGCATCTGAGCCTGTTTTCCGGGATCGGCGGGCTAGATCTGGCTGCCGAGTGGGCAGGATTTACGACCGTCGGGCAGTGTGAGTTTGCCGACTACCCGACGAAGGTGCTGGAAAAGCACTGGCCGGACGTGCCGCGCTGGCGTGATGTCCGGACGCTGACAAAGGAGAGCTTCTATGAGCGAACAGGATTACGAACAGTTGACGTTATTTCCGGCGGATTCCCATGCCAGCCCTTCTCCGTGGCTGGAAAGCAAAAGGGAAAAGGGGATGATCGATACCTCTGGCCGGAGATGCTCCGAGTTATCACCGAGCTGCGCCCGCGTTGCGTTGTCGGTGAGAACGTACCTGGAATCATCAAGATTGCCGCCGGGCAGGTGGTCAAGGATCTGGAGCGTGCTGGCTATCACGTCGTCGTGTTTAATTTTGAGGCTGCGGCTGTCGGAGCGTGGCACAGACGATCAAGGGTATTCTTCACCGGCCTCGCAGATGTGGCCGACACCGACGGTGGCTGGCTGCACGATAGCATCAGAAAAGAGGATCAACCTGCTCGCAGCCGGGGAAACGACATTTACGAGCAATCAGGGCGTACATGGGGGGGTCAGCAATCTGCGGGAGCACGTGTTAGCCCGGACGAAAGGGCTGTGGCCGACGCCGCGTGCGAACGAATACAAAGACACGCTGCAATCTGTTCCGCCGAGCAGGAAAAAGGATCCGGGGAAATGCAATCTGACGCAGAGAGTGGCAATGGAGCGAATGTTTGCAACACCGTGCGCGGCAGATGCACAGGGGCCACACGGCGGGGAGAATGGCAGGAGCTTGCGGACGGGCGGTGCTGGGCAGTTGAACCCGGAATGGGTAGAGTGGCTAATGGGGTTCCCCATCGGGTGGACCGGCTTAAATGTCTTGGAAACGCCGTAGTGCCGCAGCAGGCATACCCGATTTTTAAGGCATTGATGGAGGACATTTTGAAAGGAGACAAGCATGAGTAAAGCTGTTTTGATCAGCATTCGCCCGGAGTGGTCCCAGAAGATCATGAGCGGGCAGAAGACCGTTGAGGTGCGTAAGACGCGCCCGAAGATGGATACGCCGTTTAAGTGCTATATCTACTGCACAAAAGCAGAAGAGCGGCTTGCTTTCATCCTGAAAGATGGGGATGAAAATTACGGGGAGATTTATCACGGCAAGACGGTTTTTGGCAAGGTGGAAAAGGGTTCAGTATGCGATATGTGGGGCAAGCGGCAGAAGGTCGTCGGCGAGTTTATATGTGATCGTGTGACAGATCTTTTCGCGAATAGCCGCTTTTGGCTGAACGAAGATGATATCTTGCGCACGTGCCTAACTGCCGATGAAATTCGAGCGTATGCAAATGGCGCGAATGAGTTATATGGCTGGCACATCTCCAATCTCAAGATTTACGACACCCCGCGAGAACTGCGGGAATTTTACGCTGTGCCAAATGAGGTAGAGGTAGCGCTCAAGGCAAAACCCAAGCCGGTCACCCGCCCGCCGCAGAGCTGGCGGTATGTGGCAGAGGAGGCGTGATATGGAGAAACGACAGTGCTGCGGCTGCGTCCACGGTATCGACACAGATGTCAACTCCATTGGAGAGCGGGTCGTCTACTGCGAACTGAGAGCGGAGTGGATGAATGTAGCCCTCGGTGATTGCCTTGGAAACTGTGAAAGCGAGGAGGAAGAACTATGGAACGACTGACAAGTCCTAATATCAACGTAGACTCGGGCACCGACAGATTTCTGCACGCCACGATCGGCGGCAAGGAAATCGACTGGAAGCAGAGCCGGGACAGCACGCTCAACGTGCTGATCAACGGCCCAACGAGCAACGGCTTTGGCAAGGACATTTTCCGCAAGATGGCCCGCGATCTGTACGGACGGCTGAAAGCCTACGAGGACACAGGATGGACACCGGAGATGCTGCGTAAGATGGGCGAAAATGCTGGGCATCTGTGGGATTTCGCGCAGGCTGCGGAAAACATGACGGTCGGACGGTTGAAAGAGCTTGCCGAGGCCGACAAGGACGGGCGCGTGGTCGTGCTGCCGTGCAAGGTGGGAGATACGGTGTGGTTTAAGACATACAAAAATAACGCGCGAGATTGCATTGGCGTGCAACCACATGAGGTTACAAGAATATCAGCAAGCATCATTGTTCCGGGGGAAATTGTGGATATCGGTATCCCTGTGGACCAGATCGGTGTGAGAGTATTTTTGAGCGAGACCGAAGCGGTTGCGGCTGACGCGAAACCTCCGGCTGGAAATTCCATTTTGGAAGTTTAGGAGGCGAAGCAGGATGGAACGGATGACAAGCCGAGATGAGGATTGCGTGCTGGTAAACGGTCACGCGCTGGGTTATGCGACGATCGGCGAACTCGTCCAGATGGCGGAACGTCTCGCAGCGTATGAGGATATGGACAGTAAGCGGCTCAGACCGGGCGATACGGTTTGGCTGTCTAAGATGTTTTACACGCGCCCCAAAAAGCCCGTGCCGGTCACGGTAGACGCAATCCGTATTGACGTCAACGGAACAACGTACATAACCGGGCGGAAGAGATTCTGCGAGGAAGCAATCGGACGAACGGTGTTTTTGACAGAGGAAGCCGCCAGAAAGGCTTTGCAGGAAATGGAGGGCAAGAAGGATGGCAACGAAACGAGTATGTGACCGCTGCGGGGCGGAGATAAACCCCACAAGCTCTGCGACGTATGTAAACGTACGAAGCGCGTTCCATGAGAAATCACCTGATATTGAGCTTTGCTGCTCCTGCGCGATGCAAATCAAAGAATGGCTTAAGCCGCGTGTAGAGGAGGGCAAGTCATGACCAGAAAACGCGCAAGAAAGATACTCATGTCCATCGGCACGAGCCGAAACCATGCAAACTGGGGGCTGACGGCAAAGCCGCGCTGGAAGACAAACGCCGGTGTGGTAGAGGATACGCTGACGATTACCCTGTACGCGAAGCTGCTGCGGAAGAAAATGGACGAGGGCGGAATAACAAAGGAATCTGCACTCCACGCGGGAGAGATGAAGGCAAGTGAACTTTGGTTGAGGGAGGTAAACCATGCCTGACGAATACATAAGCCGCGAGGCGGCGCTGAAAGATTTTGAAGCCAGCAACGCTCACAATCAGTACTGGACGCCTCCGCGGGTAAAAACGCTCCTGCTGCGTCAGCCCGCCGCCGACGTTGCGCCGGTGGTGCGGTGCAGGGACTGCAAGCATCGGACGGAATATGGAAACTGCGGGCATCCACGGCAAAAAGGTGTTTTGCCATCGGCATATCCATACGATTTTTGCAGCTACGGAGACCGGCGGGTTGACCATCTTGCATTGGAAGCGGAAACCACGCAGATCATTGACGGATGCTGCACCGCCTGCGGTGCATTTATGGACTGCTGCGAAGCGGCAGAATATAAGTTTTGCCCGTATTGCGCGAAACGGATAGTATGAAAGGCTTGCGGTTTGCTCGTGGGAGCGCGAAAGGAGGAAAGCTGATGCAGGATTGCTGCTTGACTTGCAAGAACCTGGAATACAGAAAGAACTACGTTTATCCGTACCGGTGCTTGAAACACAAGGCGGAACGGTTCTCGGAGAAGGAATTGGAACGGAGGTTCTTTTCCGGAGAGGAATGCAAAGACTTTGAACAAAGGAGGTGGCCTGATGGGAACGATTCTGGCGATTGACCCCGGCAATACCAAATCTGGATATGTCATCGTTGAGCACGATGGCGAAGAAATTCGCCGCGTGCTGGAGGCCGGGAAGATCGAGAACAACGTGCTGCTGCCGCTGATCGCGCAGAAGCTTTACGGGAACGGCTATGACGTTGCAATCGAGATGATCGCGGGCATGGGCATGACGGTAGGCCAAGAGGTTTTCGATACCTGCGTCTGGATCGGGCGGTTCTGGCAAACCGTGTTGTGGCAGACTGGATATGGGCCGACGCGGATATTCCGCCGGGAAGAAAAGCTGGATCTGTGCGGTTCGCTATCGGCCAAAGATGCAAACATCCGGCAGGCCCTCGTCGACCGCTACGCGCTCGGCCAGCCGAATTTCGGCAAGGGCACGAAGAAAGACCCCGGTTTCTTCTACGGTTTCTCAGCAGACATGTGGGCGGCTATGGCGGTAGCTGTGACGTATTTCGATAAGTACATCAAGGGGGTAAAGCTATGAGCAAGACGCAGCGCAAGCCGCCAAGACCGCCGATGCAGCTGATGTGCGATGCCTGCGGGAAAACGTTTATGCGGGCTCCGTCAAAGTACAAGGCAAAATACAACTTTTGCAGCGAGGCGTGCGCCTGGGCGGCACATGGGAAAGCTGTGATGGGCCGGGCGGAGCGCGTGCAGATCCTGATTACACGATCAATCCCGGTATACCCGGAAATGCGGCCCGTTCGCGGGCGGATATATCCTGCCGAGAAATACAAATACAGGACAAACCGGACGGGCTACGTCGTCGAGGTGGGCGGCAAACGCGTATGTGTGAGGGTGGACGAATGCAGGGAAATCTAGGGCTTACACCGGTGCAGGCTCCGTGCAAAGGCTGTGCGGACAGGCACACCGGCTGTCACACGGACTGCACCCGATACATAGCATTCCGCCGGGAGGCGGACAGATACAAGCAGGAGCGCCTAAAAGACATGACGCGGTGCGCGTCCACGCGGGACTGCATGCGGACGCTGCGGGACGCAAACCGCGCAAGACGTGAAGGGAGGCAACATTACTGATGGGCGGGATCACAGAGCAGGAATATGCGGCGTGGCTGGAAAAGGCGTTGCAAGCGCTTTATAAATCCAAGCCGCTTGCAATCGCGATTGTGGCAAAAACGGAAGCGGGCAATACGCTTACGGGCTACTACAATGCGGACGCACAGGACAAGGCCGTGTTTGCCCACCATATCCAGAGCGATATCGTGCTGGACATTATCAAGGCAAATGCCGCAGAAATCAAGGCCATGATGGAGGGCGTAGACGATGGAACAGATTAAGGGCGCAAAGAAAGATCTTCTAGAAGACGAGGGAATTTTCAAATGAGCACGCCGCGCTGCGGATGGTGGCCTTATGCAAAGTGGATGATCCGCATCTATGAGAAGGATAGGCATATTGCCGAAAAGGAGAAACGACGGTTGACGGACGACGAGTTCTCCGCCGTCGAGGCTGCCATTGAAGAAACAAAACAGCGCATAGATGGCGCGGAGCGGATCCGGCTCATAGACTTGGTTCTTTGGAAGCGGACGCATACCCTGCAGGGCGCTGCAATGGCGGTTTATGTATCCGAACGCACCGCACAGGAATGGCACAGGCAATTTATTCGCCTTGTGGGGCAAAAAAGAGGGCTTTTATGAAAAAGTCTGCGTCCCAGAGCCAAATTTAACATTTACTATAAGGGCGTAGAGATCAACTCTACGCCCTTCTTCATCGGCACCGCAGCGTTCTGCGGAAACCTCCTCCTCCTGTTCTCGTGTTCTCCGGTGTGAATAAATATATTTATTCACACACGGAGACACGAGAACGAAAGAATGAGGTGGCTGGCCGGTGATCGGGCTTGATGGGGAGGACAACATGGAGGTAAAAAACAGAAAGCTTTCCAGCATTACTGCATACGGGAAAAATGCGAAAAAGCATGACAAGACGCAAATCAACAACGTTGCGGAGAGCATCAAGCAGTACGGATTTGTACAGCCAATTGTGATTGACCGTGACGGTGTGATCGTAATCGGCCACTGCCGCGCTCTGGCGGCAAAGAAGCTGGGCTTGGAAGAAGTCCCCTGTGTCTGCGTGGACGATCTGACACCGGAGCAGGTGAACACCCTGCGGCTGGTGGATAATAAGAGCAACGAGAGCGACTGGGATTTTGACCTCCTGGCTGATGAGCTGCCCGGTCTCGACCTGTCGGCGTTTGACTTTGAATGGGGTCTGCGTGACGAACTGAACGATTCTGTTGTCGAGGATGATTATGAACCTGTCATTCCGGCGGAGCCGAAGAGCAAGCTGGGCGATGTGTACCAACTTGGAGACCATCGCCTTATGTGCGGAGACAGCACGTCTTTGACAGACGTACAGAAGCTTGTGGGGGGGGCACAAATCGATCTTCTTCTCACCGAGCCTCCGTACAATGTGGACTATCAGGGCACCGCCGGTAAAATCAAGAACGATAACATGGAAGATGCAGCCTTTAGGCAGTTCCTGACGGATGCTTTCTCCAATGCGGCGATGGTTATGAAACCCGGCGCTCCGTTCTACATCTGGCATGCAGACAGTGAAGGGTATAACTTCCGTGGTGCGTGTAAAGATTCGATGCTGCGTGTCCGGCAGTGCCTGATCTGGGTAAAGAATTCCCTTGTAATGGGGAGACAGGATTTCCAGTGGAAACATGAACCTTGCCTGTACGGCGAGAGTGAGATTGAAGAGGACGCGCATGAGCCTTGCCTTTACGGATGGACGGAAGGCAAGAAGCACTACTTCTTCAAGAACCGCAGGCAGACAACTGTATTGAATTTCGATAAGCCTGTCAAATCTGCGGAGCATCCGACCATGAAGCCGATCAAGCTGTTTGATTACCAGATGCAGTGTTCCAGTAAGCCGGGTGAGAATGTACTTGACCTGTTCGCTGGCTCCGGCACAACGATCATGGCAGCGGAGCAGAATGGAAGACACGCTTTCTGCATGGAGTATGATCCGAAGTATGCCGACGTCATTGTTGACCGGTGGGAGAAGTTCACCGGGAAGAAGGCGGTGCTGCTGAATGACTGATGCTCAGGCGACTGCGCGGAGGATGTTGAAGAAAAACCAGCAGTATTTATCCACACAGCAGATGAAAACATTGAACGGGCTGATTAAGTCCGGCGATATTACAGGGGCCATGAATGGCCTGCATACATTGGTGGCGAGAAAACTGACTGCGAGAAAGGAGGGTGCGTATGGCAAGGCCAAGAAAGGAAATAGATCAAAAACAGTTCGAGAACCTATGCGGCCTGCAATGCACGCTTGAGGAAATCTGCGGTTGGTTTGGTGTGACTGATAAAACACTGGATAGTTGGTGTAAACGCACCTATCATGCCAGTTTTTCCGAGGTATTTAAACAAAAGCGCGGAGCGGGGAAAATTTCGCTGCGGCGGAGCCAGTGGCGGCTTGCGGAAAAGAACGCGAGCATGGCTATCTGGCTTGGGAAGCAATACTTAGGGCAGCGCGATGAGCCAGAAGAATCGATTGACGTGGAGGATACGGACGCTTATCTGAAAGAAGCGGGTATCGAATGAAAAGTTCGACAATCCACCCAGCGTTCGGGGATAAGCATAAGGAATATATCAGAAATGCAACGCGCTGCACTATTTCTGTTGCGGAAGGTGCTGTTCGAGCGGGAAAAACCATCGACAATATAGCCGCCTTTGCAACGATGATAAACAAAGGCACGCCTGATAGAATCCATTTGGCGACCGGCTCCACAGCGGCGAACGCTAAGCTGAACATTGGAGACGCGAACGGATTCGGGCTTGAATATCTATTTCGCGGTCGGTGCAGATGGACGAAGTATAAGGGAAACGAGGCTCTTGTAATTAAATCCTGTGGGCAGGATTATGTAGTTATTTTTGCGGGCGGAGCGAAAGCGGACAGCTTTAAAAAAATACGCGGCAACTCATACGGAATGTGGATTGCAACTGAGATCAACCTTCACCATGAGGATACGATCAAGGAGGCGTTCAACCGACAGCTTGCCGCAAAACTTCGACGTGTTTTTTGGGATTTAAACCCTTCGTCGCCTGGACACTGGATTTACCAGAATTACATAGACCGATTCCCAGAACAATTTGGGGCGCGGTATAATTACCGGCACTTTACTATCCGGGACAATGCAACGATTACAGCCAAAAGGCTTGCGGAAATCGAAAGCCAGTATGATATAAAAAGCATCTGGTATCGACGGGATATCCTCGGTGAGCGCTGCATTGCGGAAGGGCTTGTGTATCCGATGTTTGGCGATTCCTGCATCGTGCAGGACACACCGGAAACCGGCAATTATTACATTTCCATTGACTACGGCACGCACAACCCGTTTTCGGCTGGCTTGTGGTGCGTGACGAAAACAGAAGCGGTGCGCATTGGAGAGTATTATTACTGCGGGCGAGAAGAACGGAAAGAAAAAACGCCAGAAGAGTATTATTCAGAGGTAAAGCGTCTTGCGGGTGGGAGAGATATAAAATGTCTGATTGTAGATCCGTCTGCGGACGCTTTCATTGCCACCGTAAAGAAGCACCATGAGTTCAAAGTTCGCGGGGCTGTGAATGATGTACTGCCCGGCATACAGACAACGGCTGATATGATCGCGTCCGGGAAGGTCAAAATCCATGAGAGCTGCGAGGACGCCATCCGCGAATTCGGGCTTTACAGGTGGGACGAAAAAGCAGAATCTGACCGCGTCGTGAAGGAAAACGACCACACTATGGACGAAATCAGGTACATGGTGATGACGGTTTTGAAAAAGCACTTCAAAGAACACAGATTTGTGCCGGAGCTGGCGCGGTGAGGTAAAAGATGAAAACATATCAGGATTTTTTAGAGGTCGCCGAAAAATCGGATCGGGACAGAATGGAATTTGTTCTGGCGGCGATCAACGATCATAAAAACTCGGATCTGTACCAGCAGGCAAAAATTGCGCGGGAATACGACGAGCACCGAAATGTTACCATCATTACCGTGCAGAAGCTGCTTTATACGCTGTCCGGGAAGGCTATCCCGGACAACTATAGCGCAAATTACAAGCTCCGCAGCGCATTCTTCCCGATTTTCATGCGGCAGGAAACACAGTATCTGCTCAGCAACGGCGTGATACTGAAAAACGCCGAGAACAAGAAGCGGCTCGGCAAAAAATTTGACAATCAGATTCAGGATCTGGCGCGCTCGGCGCTCGTCGGCGGCGTGGCCTATGGCTTCTGGAACCTCGATCATTTGGAAGTGTTCACGGCCCTAGAATTTGTGCCGCTGCTGGATGAGGAAAACGGATCGCTTCGCGCCGGTATTCGGTTCTGGCAGGTAGCGGCGAACAAGCCGCTGCGAGCGACACTGTACGAGCCGGACGGATTCACACAATTCATCCGCAGGAGCGGGAAAGAGATGGAGATTTTAGCACCGAAACGCGGCTATATCTCCGTCGAAGCCTCGTCTGAGGTGGACGGAACAGAAATCTTGGAGTATCAGAATTACCCCGGATTCCCGATCATCCCCATGTACGGCAATCGCGCCCGGCAGTCCGAGCTTGTTGGCCAACGCGAGGCAATCGACTGCTATGATCTGATCAAATCCGGTTTCGCGGATACCGTAGATGACGCATCGATTATCTACTGGACGATCTCCAACGCAGGCGGCATGGACGAAATCGATATGGCGCGGTTCAAAGAAACTATGCGGCGGATCGGAGTCGGCCTTGTGGACGACGACGGCGCAAAGGCGGAGGCCCACACGCTTACGATTCCAGTCGAGGCGCGGGAAGCGCTGCTGAGCAGACTCAGCGACGATCTTTACAGGGACTTTCAGATGCTGGACACCACGAAAATACAGGGCGGGCAAAAGACGGCGACCGAGATCACGGCGGCATACCAGCAGATGGACAACAAGGTTGACGAATTCGAATACTGCGTCAGTGATTTCCTGTATCAGCTTTTTGCACTGAACGGCATTGACGATGAGCCGACATTTACGCGCTCGAAGATCGTGAACCAGCTGGAGCAGACGCAGATGGTGCTGCTTGCCGCGAGCTACCTTGACGACGAAACGATTCTGAGCAAGCTGCCGTGGCTTACGCAGGAGGAAATCGCAAACATTTTGAAGAGGAAAAGCGCGGAAGAATTAGAGCGATATTCCACGAAAGATATGGAGGAATAGACGTATGAGCAGCATGGTACAGGGTGATGCGTACAGCCTCGATGTTACGATCAAAAACAACGGTTCCCCCATCAATATTGCGGATGTCAAGGCGGTTGAGTTCACTTTATTCAATTTCAAAAAAATTTATCCGGGGGAAGCGGAATACTCGGATGGAAAGTTCCACATTCCCCTCACCCAGCAGGAGACCTTTCGGCTCCCGAAGCTCTGCCAGATGCAGGTGCGCGTGAAATTCAAGAGCGGTGACGTGATTGGCTCGGAGATCAAGCAGATCGACGTTGCGCACGCGCTTTCAAAGGCGGTGTTGTAATGGGCGGCATTGAATTTGAACTCAAGAACCGCGATCCGGTTGACGTTTCCTTTAACGTTTCCGTGCGTGCTGGCGGCGGCTCCGGCGGAGGAAGCATTGCATCGGCGCAGATCGATGAGATCCGCGTGCTGACAAAATCGGACTATGCCGCGCTGGACAAAAAGGACGCGCGGACACTGTATCTGTTGGAGGGATAACATGCTGGCAGTTGGAATCAAACGCATTCTGGAGCTGTTCATCGGCTCCATGGGCATCAAATCCGCCCGCTTGGGCACAGAAACCATCTACGAAAGGCCTGGCGGCTTTTTGTACATCGAACTCACAAGCGAAGAAAGGGGATAAATCCAGATGGCAAGTTTTTTCAATCTGACACTTGATACGCTGGCACCTGCCGGCCTATCGCTGATCCTGAACGACGGCGCGCAGTACGCGACCAGCGCGACCGTCACCGCGAAGATCTCAGTCACCGACGCCGCGACGACCGGCTACCAGATGAAGATCTGGGGCACAAAGGCGGCGGCAAAGGAAGCAGATGCGTCGTGGGAGACGTTCGCCGCAACAAAATCCATTACGCTCCCGGACGGCGACGGCCTGAAGACGATCTATGTAAAGGTGCGCGACGACGTCGGCAACGAATCGACTGCGGCCAGCGACTCCATCACGCTCAACACCTCGATCCCCACCGTGACCATCACCGGCCCCGACAAGAGTCGCATTTCCAAGGTCACGGGCTACGACGCAGCGGCATTCTCCTTCGTCTGCGATGTGGACTTTGAGGAATACACCGTCCGCGTCGTCCCGGCGACGAGCAGCCTGCACACGGCGGGCACGCAGATCCCGGCGACGGGCGGCTCCACGAACGTCAGCGGCACGGCAGGCGGCTACAAGAAGAACACCGCTATCAACGTCACCGTCAAGGGCGTAGACCTCGAATCGGCGTCTTCCGGCGACGGCGTGAAGATCGTGAAGGTATTCGTCAAGAACGCCGCCGGGACGTGGAGCGCAGCCTAATGGCCGCGCCGGAGTTGACCTTCTCCATCACCGGAAACAAGATATCGGCAGTCTCGGGATTCGACTCGATCACCGTCACATTCTCGTCGGACATCGCCTATACGGCTTTTGAGTGCCGCGCGACGAAGTCCGGCGAGGATTGGGGCCGCGGGAAGGGCGCTTTGATCGCGTCCTTCTCCCAGACCCCGGCGGGCACGCAGCGCACCTTTGAGGTATACGACGATTTTCTGCTTTCCGGTGATGGGGAATACCGCATTTCGTTGTTCGCGCAGGGCGTGGACGGCAGCTGGAACGACAACTACGGCTTTATCCCGCTGGGAGAGTCGAAGGCGCTGAAGACCGCGGACGGCGAGGATTTTCTGTGTATGAAGGAGTGATCGTATGGCTTACAACAGCCAGTTTACCGGCGCGCAGATCGACGAGGCTATCGCCGACGGGCGCAGCAACAAAGACGCGTGGGACGGAAAGCAAGATGTGATCCTCGCCTCCGGTGCGGCCGTCGGGGACCTGATCAAGGTCAAGGCGGTGGACGCCAGAGGGAAGCCGACGGCGTGGGAGGTGGCCGCGGCTGGCACGGATTATCTAACGGAAGCGCCCGTGACGAGCGTGAACGGGAAAACAGGAGCTGTCAAGGTTCGCGAAGTGCCGTCTGTCACCGCCGCTGATAATGGAAAATTTCTGCGGGTTGTTTCCGGTGCGTGGGCGGCGGTAGAGATCGCAAACGCGAATGGAGGTAGCTTCTGATGGCTGAATATTTGACAAATACAACTGACCTGACAAAAGTTGCATCAGCTATCCGGGAGAAAGGTAGCACATCGGCTTCGCTAGTGTATCCGGATGGATTTGTGACAGCCATTCAGGCCATTCAAACCGGTACAGAACTGCAAATCATTGTAACTGTGACATCTGGTGCAACCGTTACCGCAACAAAAGGAAGTCTATCTGTGAGTGGCACATCGGTCAATGGAACGTGCACGCTTATCGTTCCGGAAACCGGAACATGGAGCGTATCTGCGACACTGGACGGGAAAACGTCCGACACAAAAGCCGTAACTATCACGGACAGTTACGCGGTGTCGCTTAATTTTGTATATCCGACACTGAATAAAAATACTTGGGAAACAATAAAAGATATATCCGACGCGGGACAGGGCGCGAACTATTGGAGCGTCGGTGACCGAAAGGCTGTAACGCTAAACGGCACGGTTGGACATCTTACACTATCTAATTACACAACATATGCGTTCATTATTGGATTTAACCATAACGCGAGCCTAGAAGGGGAAAACCGTATCCATTTCCAACTTGCAAAGACCGCGCTCTCCGGCGGTACGGACGTGTGTTTCTGCGACAGTTACTATACCTCGCCCGTTTCGACAACCGGCTATTTCTCTATGAACAGTAGTGCAACGAACTCCGGCGGATGGGCGAGCTCGCAAATGCGTACAAATATTTGCGGGACAAGCCTCTCGAGCTATTCCGGAACGATTATCGCAGTCATTCCGGCGGCGCTCCGTGCAGTCCTAAAGTCCGTTACCAAGTACACGGACAATACGGGAAATAATAGCACATCCGCGAGTGCGGTCACGGCGACAAAGGATTACTTTTTCCTCCTCTCGGAGTTTGAGGTTTTCGGGAGCATTTCGAGAGCAAACTCGAACGAGGCGAGTAAGCAAGCGCAGTACGCCTATTATTCCGCTGGAAACAGCAAGGTAAAGTACAAGCACAACGGAACGAGCACCGCCGCTCGTTGGTGGCTCCGTTCTCCGCTTGCGAGCAGCTCCGACGGTTTCGAGAATGTGAACACCAACGGGACAGTCGAAGACCGCACCGCGCGCGCTTCCTTCGGCTTCCCACCCGGCTTTTGCGTATGAGGGAAAAGCGCATGGAGTATATCGTGTATAAGCGTTTCCGCGGGAATGGCATCGATGGAGAATTTAATCTCCGATATGGAACTGCGGTATCGGAGATTGAAGGGTTCCTGTTTGCAGCAGATGGCAGGCGGATATGCGCTGCGACATCCGAAAACGGATGGGAGCATTTTAGGCAGAATACACCAGAGGGCGCGATGCGGCAGGAAATGCTTGAACGCCTTTATCGCTGGTATGAAAAAAACGGCTGCGGCGAAGACTTTACGGATGAAAAATGGCCGGGGCAGGAAAACGGGTATTGGAAAAATCGGTTGAGAACCGCAAGTACAGAGCGATTGGAGAAAATCTATCAAGAGAAATTTGGAGGGACGCCATGTATGCAGTAAAACAGGACGGCGCGTTTGCCGGGTATGCGGACAGTATTGTGCCCATCCGACTGCACGGCAACGGTTGTTATGTCCCGTGCAAGGAAGATCAGGCAGAAGGATTTTGCGCTAAGATGGCTGTGACTATTACAGATGAAGAAGGGCCTGACCATCAGGTGCTTTCTGACAGGGTGTTTCATCTCCCCGGTTACACGTTGAAAGGTACGGAGCCGGAGGGCAGCTATGAGGAAATGGGCGCGGCACTACCACTCACAGATGCAGAGAACGCGGCGAAAATTTTACTTTGGGAGGCGGAATAACATGAGCACCTACACCGAGCGGGCGCGGGCGCTGCGCCCCTATATCGTCAAAAGCGCAGCCAGTCTCACCGACGCCGACGCGAGTCTCGCGCCGGAGCTTTTCACCCGCCTGACCGGCTCTGGCAGCCTCGTCAAAGCCGGCACGCGCATCAACTGGGGCGGCACCATCAAGCGCGCCGCCTCCGACCTCTGGGACACGGCCCAGAACACCCCGGACGCCGCCCCGGCCCTCTGGGAAGACATCGCCTACAAGCAGGGCTTCCGCATCATCCCCGAGACCATCACCGCCGGCCTTGCATTCTCAAAAGGCGAAAAAGGCTGGGGGCAGGACGAGCTCTACGAATCCCTGCTCGCCGCCAACGTCTGGAACCCATCCGTTAACCCGGACGGGTGGAAGAAGATCACGGAAGAAGGTACATAGCCATGGACACCAAGGCAATCATCGTCACCCTCGTCTGCGCCGTGCTCGGCAAGGCGGATAGAAGCGTATGAGCACAAGCAACACCGTCGGGCAGAAAATGACCGACGCAGAGCTCGCGAAGCTTGAAAAGCGGATTGCTGCGATATATAGGGAAGCGTATAACGATCTGACGGATACGATCAGGGATTACTTCGGCAAATTTGCAGCGCGTGACGCGGTGGAAAAGGCGCGCATGGAAGCCGGGGAGATCTCGGAGGATCAATACAAGCAATGGCGGCTTGCGCAGATCGGGCGTGGAAGGCGCTTTGAGGCGCTACGGGATAAGGTCGCAGAGCGCATGACAAACGCCAACGTGACCGCCGTTGCTTACGTCAACGATGCAACGCCCGGCATTTACAGTTTGAACCGGAATTTCGCGGCGTACACCATTGAGCAGGTGACCGGCGATGTCGGCTTCGACATTTGGGACGAACAGACCGTGAAGCGCCTGATCTCCGAGCAGCCGGAGCTTATGCCGTACTATCCGGAAAAGCGGGCGCTCAATCGCGGGATAGATCTTGCATACGGGAAAAAGCAGATCACGGCCAGCGTAACCAGTTCCATTTTGCAGGGCCGGAGCATCAAAGGCATGGCGGATGATCTGCAAAGCCGCATTACCACCATGAACCGCGACAGCGCCATCCGGACGGCCCGCACAGCCGTCACCGGCGCACAGAACGCCGGACGTCTGGATTCCTATTATGCTGCCGAGAAAATGGGAATCAAGTGCAGAAAACAATGGATGGCGACGCTCGATGGAAGAACCCGCCACTCCCACGCCATGCTCGACGGAGAAATCGTCGACAACGACAAGAAATTTTCCAACGGTTGCCGATACCCAGGCGACCCAAACGGCCCACCGTCCGAAATCTATAACTGCCGCTGCACGCTGGTATCCGAGATTGAAGGAATCAACGCCTCCGGAGGCAAGCGCCGCGCCAGGAACCAGGCGACCGGACGGAATGAGCTGATTGAGAATATGAGCTATGCTGAATGGGCAGGGTGGAAAAAGAAAAATGGACGTTAAATTTATCGACAACTCCGAAGAAGTGAAGTCTGCTATGCACGACGCGCTGATTCGCGCCCTAGAAAAGATCGGCATGACGGCCGAAAAGTATGCAAAGCGGCTTTGCCCGGTGGACACCGGCAATCTGAGGAACAGTATCACGCACCGCGTAGATGAAGGGGAACCGGCTGCATACATCGGAAGTGACACGGAATATGCCGCATACGTCGAACTCGGAACCGGCAAGCATTATCCGGGCGGCAGGCCTACGCCGTGGGCGTATCAGGACGCGAATGGGAGCTGGCACTGGACGGCTGGAAACAAAGCACAGCCGTATTTGAAGCCCGCAGCGGCGAACCATGCGGCGCAATACCGGCAAATCGTCGAAGATGAGATGAAAAACAGCTAAAGATTGCGTCCCAGAGCCATAAATATACGGTATAAGTGTGGTAACAGCAAAGAAATGACTGTTGCCACATTTTTTGTTCTGTCGCGGCAAAGCACCGCCGACAAGGGAAAGGAAGATAGAACATGGCACTGACGCGCAAGCTCCTGAAGGGAATGGGGCTTAACGAGGAACAGATGGACACTATCATTGAGGCACACACCGATACCGTCGACGGGCTGAAAAGCGACCTTGCACGGTATAAGGCAGACGCCGAAAAGCTCCCCGGAGTACAGGCGGAGCTTGAAAACCTGAAAGCCAAAGGCGACGATGGCTGGAAGGATAAGCACGACAAAGTCAAAAAGGAATTTGACGATTACAAACGAGAGCAGCTGCAGAAGGAAACCAAGTCCGCGAAGGAAACCGCGTACCGGGAGCTTTTGAAATCTGCGGGTATCAGCGAAAAACGAATTGATTCGGTTTTGAAGGTCACCGATCTTTCTGCGGTTGAATTGTTGGAAGACGGCAAGATCAAGAACGCCGATGATTTGAAGAAGTCCATCAAGGAAGAGTGGGCAGATTTCGTTGTTACCACGAAACAGAAGGGCGCGGACACCAAAGACCCGCCCGCAAACAACGGCGGCGCTATGAGCCGGGACGACATCTTCAAAATCAGGGACGCGTCTGAACGGCAGGCAGCAATTGCCGCAAATCTCAATTTGTTCGGAAAGGAAGAATAATATGGGAGCAAAAAACAACCTGACCATGACGAGCGACGTTCAGGTAACCGCTCGTGAAATCGATTTTGTAACCCGCTTTGCGCGGAACTGGCAGCACCTGCGCGACATTTTAGGCATTATGCGCCCCATCAAAAAGCAGCCGGGCACCGTCCTGAAATCCAAGACTGCAAGCGTGACGCTCGCGCAGAGCGTCGGTGAGGGTGAAGAGATTCCCTACTCCAAAGCTACTGTCATCGAGAAGGACTATGCGAACATCAACGTCGAAAAGTACGCGAAGGCGGTCTCCATCGAGGCAATCAAGGAATACGGATATGACGTCGCAGTCGCGATGACCGATGAAGCTTTCCTGTATGAGCTTCAAACCAACGTCACGAACCGGTTCTACGACTACCTGAATACCGGTATGCTGACCGTCAGCGAAACCAACTGGCAGCGCGCGCTTGCGATGGCGAAGGGCGCTGTTATCAACAAGTTCAAGCAGATGCACCGCACCGCGACCAACGTTGTTGGCTTCGTGAACGTGATGGATCTGTACGATTACCTCGGTGGCGCAGACATCACCATTCAGACCGAGTTCGGATTCCAGTACATCAAGAATTTCATGGGCTACAGCACGGTTTTCCTGCTGTCCGACGATGAGATCAAGCGCGGCCGCGTGATCGCGACGCCGGTTGAAAACATCGTTCTGTACTACATCGACCCGGCTGACAGCGATTTCGCCCGTGCCGGTCTTGACTACAGAACTGATGGCGAAACAAACCTTGTCGGCTTCCACGTGCAGGGTAATTACTCCACTGCCGTCTCCGAGTCCTTTGCGATCATGGGGCTCACCCTGTTTGCGGAGTACCAGGACGGCATCGCAGTTGCGGATATCGACGAAACGCCGACG